TTTTTTTTGTCTTTCTAATTCGTATTTAGATTCAATCTCATCAAAAATACCCTCGTAGGTCATTTTAACACCTCTATCTTTTTTACAACTGATCTAGGATATACTGTTACATTACCAACAGATAGTTTATCACCATCATAATTAAATGAAGTAAATATTTTAACTGTCTTAATATCTTTAGAGAAAAGATAACCTATATCTTCACACCATTGAAAATTTAATTTCTCAACATCTTCTAGGCTATCAAACCAACTTGCATCTGTAATTATATCTTGCCAAATTATTTTTACTCTTTTGTATTTAAACTTTTTTTTCCCACCAGCTTTCATATAAATCCTTTATCGTAACTTTATTTTTTGTAACCTCTAAAATTTTCTTTACCATTTCTGGATCTGGAAAACGTTTTACCTTTGCAGTTAAGCACCACCTATTAACAGATGTACCCGGATTTTGTCCATGTAGTCCTAGCATTTGTCCAAAGACATAATAGGACAATTTCTTATCTTTTCTATATTGTTCGAGTGTCATATTTCCTTTCCTTATTGATCTGATTTGTATGTATATATATCATATTTAATCCTTTACAAGTAAATTAATTAGTGTATACAATGTGGAAAGAAAGGAACTTATGAAAAAACAAGAAGAACTAATACAAGACGCATTTTCAATATTCAATGGTGGTAAAGGTTTAGAGCATTGGTCATACTCATCAACGTCATCACCAATGGCAAAGAATTTAATTGGTTATACTTTTCCACAAGAAATTAGAAGAACTTTCCCATTTAGATATAAAGCTAACTTTGGCAACTTAGTTAATAACACAGTACAAAAATTAATTGGAGATGAGATTTGGAAAACATCTACCATGAAAGAACCAAAATGGGATAGAGAGTTTAATAAAATTTTTCAAACAGAACTCGGCATGATAAACGAAAAGCCACCGGTAGACAACAAGGATAAATTTGCCAGAGAACAAATGGTTGAGTATGCGATTGATTGTATAGATGTGACAGAGAAAGTTGTTAAAAATTTAGTTAAGGATGACAAATTAATTTGTGAGTATCAAGTTAGAAAAAAAGAAATGACAATGATAAAAGATATTTTAGGTAAGGTAGATTATCTTACAGATAAAATAATGATTGAGTTAAAAACAAAACCACCAAATATTAGAAAGGTTAAGAATAAGGAAGAGTGGACAATGAGTAGTCAAGCATTGCCAACTGAACCTACAACAGATAACCTTACACAGACTTCGTTCTACTATATGTGTACAAAGAAAACACCTTACTTAATTTATGTTAATGATAAGGATCACATTGTTTTTGATGAGACACATGAGTTGATGAAGAAAGACCATCTGGAATTTCTTTACTATAAAATGGTTGATAAGATTTTACTTTGGGAACGTATGATTATGTTCTGCAAAGGAAGTCTATCCGAACTTGCACAAATGTGTGAAGCTCCGGATATGTATCATCCTTTTTATTATAAGGATCTAGCACCAGAGCAAATAAAACTCATAACTAATTTATGGGGAATTAAACAATAACAACGAAAGGAAAACTATGTCTTGGTTAATATTTAAAACAAAAGTAATTGGAACTTATACTTTTATTTACGCACAAAAAGTATGGGGTCTATTACCATTCTAATAAAAACAAATGAAAGGAAACATGAAAAGAAATATATATCAAAAACTACATGATGCTTGTTTAAGTGCAGGTAGTGTTAAGAAAGGTGCAAAAGCAAATGGTATGCACTTCAATCCATTGTTGCATGATGATGTACAAGCAACAGCAACTCAATCATTATTAGATAATGGTTTGTATGCGACCTGTAATTATCTGACAGAGATTGTACCAAACATAAAACAAGTAATGGTCGTATGTACCATGAGAGTTTATGACATTGATGATCCAACCCAACATGTACTTGTTGATGGTTGTTCAGCATTTGGCAATCTTGATAAGTTTGGAACTGGTAATGCTATGTCATACTCACGAAAGTATGCGTTCTTAAATTTATTAAATTTAAAAACTGGTATCAAAGATGAGGATGGATATAGTCCTAAACCATTTGAACAAAATTCTGTAGAGCAATCTATAGAAGAGCCTACTTATGCTGATGATAGTATTGAAGTAGAAGAAATAAAGAATGAGATTAAGTCAGCTAAAAATTTAAAAGAGTTTAATATTTTAGCAGAGAAGTATTCTAATCACATTCAATATTTAATAAAAAACAACACTAAAGTTTATCAACAAATAAAAGATGTTGCTGAAACTAAAGAGTTGCAATTAAATAATGGTCAGTAAAAGCTGACAATAACAAAGGAGAAAACATGAATGAAGATACAGTATGGTGTAACTTGGTTAGAAACCAAAATAAGAACGCAGACAATCAACCAGATTGGGTAGCACCACCAAACCTAAAAGCACCAGAGGGTAAAAAGTGGACTATCGGTGTTAAGATAGGAGAAGTTTGGCACAATCAAGCTGGATGGAATGAGTTAGATGAACAAGGTAACATTACCGGTATCACAATTAAGATGACACCACCTAGTTCTAATGATGATAAACCTGCAGTACCAGAAAATAAAGGGTTTCAAAGCAAACCTAGTTATGGTAATAAACCATCATACAAGTTTTAATTAATTTGTATTAGTCTTGGGGGAGTTTTTCTTTCTAGTTCCCTTTCGGTAGTTTTCTTCCCCGAGACACTTCAAAAAATATGGACAAAAAAATTACAGATATAGATCAAGAAATTGAGAAGAAGATTATTGCTGATCGCCAAAAAGATTATGGTAATTATCAAGAAAACTTTATTATGTTAGCAGAAATGTTTACGATAATACTTGCAGGTAATTTAAGAACAAGAATTAAACCACATCAAGTAGGTCATTTAATGATGGCATTAAAACTATATAGATCAACAAAAAATTTTAAGGCAGACAACTATTTAGACATGAGTGTGTACAATAAAATGACTAGAGAGATACACAAAAAAGAGGTTGCCAAAAAGGATAAAAATGGATAAGTATAAGAGATTGAAACATGGTGAGGCTAGTTTTATACTAGAAGAACGTTTTGATGACGTGGAAAAAGCTGCAAACCCTAGCACCGAGGGTGAATTTGTAGAAATTAAAATCAGTAATTTAAAAATTGATTTTACAAAAGTGATAAAGGAGCAAAATGGTAGAGACAAAGAATCGTCTACAGAAGCTGATGGACAAGCAAAGAAAAGCAAGTGAACAATATGTCCACACAGTTCAAAAGGCTAACAAGTTAAAAGCTGAAAGTTATAGCTTAGCTTTAAAAGTTAGCGAATGTAGAGAAGAATTAATGACAGCTAGATAGTCATTAGTTTATTATTAAAAAAAAACTGAAGGAATATGGAGGGGATCTATGACTAAAAATACAAATTTTGATGAAATTAAACTTGCTATGAAGGCAGGACAATACGAAGATTTAAATTCAAGGGAACAACAAATATATAAAAACGCATTTGTTAATGGTTATAAGTTAGCCAAAAAACATTTAAAAAGAAATAAATACAGCTTATTAAAAATAGCTGGTTATTCTTTTTCTTCACCACAAAGATCAACTATAGATAATATTATAGAATACATTTGTAAAAGATATGAAGTATCAAAGGTAGAATTGTTAAGCAAAAAGAAAACTTTAGATATTGTTAGAGCAAGAAATATTATTCACAACTTATTATCAGAAAAATATAAAATGAATTTAACAAATATTGGCAGACATTTTAAGCAAGATCATACCACAGTATTACATTCAATAAGAATGAAACATAATAAAAAAAGATATTGGTCAGAGGAGCAAACTATATGGCAGGAGTTTCAAGAAATAAAAGAAGTATTGTAGGTGTTAATTGGAATCTAAGATACAGATTAAAGATAGAAAATTTAGAACATACTATAGATGATCTTAGGCTTTACGTTAGAGAGTTAGAAAAAAAAAATAAAAAATTACTTCTTAAATCCTGACTTCATATTTTTATAAGCCTTTGCAGATATTGTAGATTTCTTTTTTGTTCTTGATGTACCAGCTTTTTTTCTTTTATTTATATTATAATACAAACCTTTTTTAGCCATTATTTTTTCTTTTTAGATTTAGAGTTCATAATCTTTTTCTTCAAACCTGAAGGCAAAGATTTTTGTTTTGCTGTTAGTTTGCTTTTACTTTTTGATTTACCATACATAATTATTTTCCTTTTGTTGCTTTAGTTTTAACACACAATAGTTGTCAAAACAACTACCATCTTTACCATTATGGCAAAAATATTGTTTGTTTGCTGTGACTATCCAGCCACCAGCATCACTTATTAATTCTTTATTACACTCTTCACAGTACCCACACATAAAAGATTTTTCTGGTTTCTTCCAAGCTTTTTTTATCGGCACTTCCACCTTCTTCTTGCTTGTCTTATTCTTGAGTTAGGATCGTTTCTTGTTTTAGCAGATGAGTTTCTTAATTGTCCAGCCGATCTTGCACAATAACTTTTTCTTCTTTTAGAATCTTTAGATCCTTTCTTAACCTTACCTGTTACTGCTGTCTTTAATTTTGATCCGGGATTGGCTTTTCTATATCTTGCAACACCTTTGGCTGTCATTCCAGCTCCAGATTTTGTAGGTCTGTAGTTTGCGTTCTTACCTTTGGTTGTTTTTCTGATAGCCATTATCTTAATATTAATTTTTTAATTGATTTTTGACCCATATAAATTTCTGTTTCTGCTTTTGATTTTATACATTGGTATTCTACATTAGCATTATAAACTCTATTAGCTACTCTTTTACCTTTTAAACAATGAGACATAGATTCTTGTATTCTATGTTCTTTAATCTCACCATTAACAATCATCAGTAATGCTACAACTACCTCAACCATGACTACCATTACCATTTTGTCTTACTTTATCTTTTATTTT